TAATTGGTGGGATGGTCAAGGTCAACGTGCATTAGCTAACAACTCTGCTACTTATGTTGAGACACCATCTATTGGTCAATTTATGCGTGAATGGAGTTCTATCTATGAATCACACTCTGGTGAACGTGGTATCTTTAATCGTGAAGCAAGTCAAAAACAAGCAGCGAAGAATGGACGACGAGATTCGACTTATGCCTTTGGTACAAATCCATGTAGTGAGATAATTTTACGTCCTTACCAATTTTGCAACCTATCTAGCTGTATTATTCGCAGCGACGATGATATTGACTCCATCAGCAATAAAATTCGTTTGGCTACGATTCTTGGCACTTTTCAAGCCTCGTTAACAGACTTCCCTTACTTGCGTAAGATTTGGCAGAAGAATACTGAAGAAGAAGCGTTGTTAGGTGTGTCAATGACTGGTATTTGCGACAACACTTTGTTGAACAATCCTGATGATGAAGGATTACCTGCTCGATTGGAGGCTCTCCGTGACCTTGCTGTTTCTACTAACGCTTTCTATGCTTCTGCTATCGGTATTAATCAGTCAGTCGCTGTTACAGCAGTTAAGCCTGAAGGAACAGTATCACAGTTGTGTTCTACTGCAAGCGGTATTCATCCTCAACATAGTAAGTATTATATTCGTCGTGTTAGAGCTGATAACAAAGACCCTTTAACACAGTTTATGATTCAAGCTGGTTTCGTTGCAGAGCCTTGTGTGATGAAGCCTGAGTCAACAACAGTATTTAGCTTTCCTGTTGCTGTAGCTGATGGTGCGTTGTTGCGTGAGGATTTGACTGCGATTCAACACTTGAAGTTGTGGTTGATTTTCCAACGTCACTACTGTGAGCATAAGCCTTCAGTAACTATCTCTGTGTTAGAGAAAGAGTGGGTGGATGTCGGAGCATGGACATTCAAGCACTTCGATGAAGTTACTGGTGTCTCATTCTTACCGATGGATGGTGGCACTTATAAGCAAGCCCCATATTCAGAGTGTACTAAAGAAGAATATGAACAGTTAAAACTTCTTGTTCCTGATTCCGTAGACTGGGAAAATTTTGTTGAATACGACGATAATGTTAAAGGTTCACAAACTTTAGCTTGTACTGCTGGCGGTTGCGAGATTTAATATGTATACAAGACTTTGCAGTGAATGTGGGTTAGGTTTGTCTTATACAAATAAGGCTAATAGAAACCGTGCGGAAGCTGCAAAGTCTATGTGTCGTAAATGCACAAACAGTAAAATAAATAAAGCAGTTTCTCGGAAAGGCAAAGATAACGCTGCTTGGACAGGATACAAAGACATTCCCGGTAAAGTTTTTAGTCGTTTAAAAAATGGAGCAAAACAACGCAACATCGACGTAACGATAACGATTGAAGACATCTACACGCAATATATCAAGCAACATAAGAAATGTGCTTTTACAGATGTTCCTTTGGAGTTTGGTTTAGATGCCTCTGTAGACCGCATCAACAGTAGCGAAGGTTATCATGTTTGGAATATACAGATAGTACATAAGACGCTAAACATGATGAAAAAAGATATGCCAAACGACTTGTTTATTTCTTGGTGTCGAATGGTAAAGTAATTCCTTGTGTGTGGTAGTACTTGATGGCGGCTCTTCGGAGCCGTCTTTTTTATGACAAGAACAAAGCTCTTTCGTCATTGCGACGATTGACTAATCCTTTTAAAACTTTACCACCACCTATTGTGTATTTGAGAAACTCTTCCGCAGCGCCATCCATGTCTCCACGAAGAACCTTCTGACGGAGGGTTGAACGCTGTAGTGTTCCAAGACCCACATTAAAGCTAAAGCTGACAAGAGCATCGAACTGACCTTGTGTAAGAGGAACAGGACAGTAGCGCTCGACACCTCGCTCAAAATTAGCCAAATCTCGTTTAAGAATGTCATCTACTTCTCCCATCGTTATTGTCCTATTCCAACCATCAGGGATAGGTAACGATTTACGCTCTGCTAACGGTACTCTAGCGTGATTGGGGTCAATAACATGACCAACACCAATAGTCCACAGAAGAGCAGGACATTGATAAGGCTTAGTCCTAACACCTTCATGGTGACGAATAACTTCGAGAGCTTTGTCACTTACTTTCATTTCTTAGAGAAAGCCTGTGTACCGAACCAGAAAGCGATAATAGAAGCTAGAATCTGCATTTCATCAGCATCGAACACCATTGGAATAGCTTCAACAAAGGAAGTTCCAGACGACCAAGCCCACGCAATAGAAGCAATGTCTACTACAATCAAGAGCAATACAAACAGATAGGTTACAGCAGGTCTTACAGAGGCTCTGAGGTTGATTACCCACTGACTAGCACCCTGACCTATAGCGATGTCGTGTGCGTACATTGCAGAGCGTTCTTGAGCCTGTGTCTCCATCTGAATCTGCTCTGTTCTAATCTCTTCTACCCTAGCTTGTGCAGCGTAGCCACGCTCAAGCATCTGTAGTTCTCTTTCAGTCTGCATACGAGCCATTTCTAGCTCATGTGACTTATCAGACTTGTCTTGGAAGAAGTCCATCAGTTTAGGCAAACCACCCATCAAGAATGATAAAGCAGTTGAAATTAGTGTTAGCATTACTTGTCTCCCCAGACTATAAAATAAGCAATTACTGCAGCAACTAAGAAGCAGTACATCTGTACTCTTTTAACTGCCTTCATATCATGCTGATATTGTTCTTTATTTTGTTGTTCCATTTTTTCTATATCTAGCTTAATTTTAAGTAAGGTTTCCCACTCTTTAGCACCGTGCTTTTTAATAAAGTCTATTTTTAATTTTGCTTCGTGGTCGCTAATTTGTTTCTTGCGATTCCAGTCGTTTAGTGCTTTGATTAAAGCAGTTTCTTTTTTAAACTCTGCTTCTCTAGCTGCTCTACGTCTTTCTGTGGCTTGACGCTGTGCAATATCTGCTGCGTCTTGTTGTATTCCTTCGATGCTTTTGGATAGTCCTTTAGCAGCCTCTCGACTACTATCAAGACTACCGCTAAGGGCTTTTGCTCCTTCGGAGATTCCATATGGGTCTGACATAGTTATTCATCGTGTGTAGAGTGTGTATAGTTATTGAGACAACAAACGCTGTAAGTCTGCATCGCTAATGCCCTGTACAGAGACATTACCTTGTGGTGGGTTTAACGCTCCTGTCAATAGTCCTTGATAAGCAAGGTTTGGAGCAGGTGCTTGAGCGCCAGCAGCAATCTGTTTTACTGCGGACTGTGCTGATTGACGACGTAATGCACTTTGTAGTAAATCAGCAGTTAAACCTGCACCAGAAGTTGCTAAAGCTGCGGTAGGGGACTGTGTATATAATGCAGCACCGCCAGCAGCAGCTAATTGTGAGCGTAGTGGACTAAATCTAGCTATCAAACTCAAAACAGAGTCAAAAGGACCACCTTTAGCGACTGACTTAATAATGTTCTGTTCAGTAGGTGTAAACACTTTCATCTTGTCTTTGTTTGCTGCAAGACTAATAAAGCCACGACGAATCAACTCACTCTCAGATGCTTTAGGGTCTAGTTTTTTAACTTCAGCAACATTTAAAGCATCTTCTAATGTTTGCGCTCTATTGGCATTTCTCCAATCCTTACGAGCAGACATGATGTCTTTGACGGCTTTATCAATACCATCTTTACCAGCAATAATGTCTTTACCTGTAATGTTGCTAATGTAGTCATCAACTTTGGAAACAGCAACACTACCTAAACGCTGTACATCAGCATCTTTGCTTCCTTTTAAGTCATTTAACATTGCTCTCATTTTATCTAAAGAGCTAAATGGAAGTTCTGTGTTTGTTCCTAATACACGAGCCATCTCATTTAAACGAGCAGTTACTTCTTTTGCTGAATCAGTTCCGGGAACCATTCTAGCGTCATCAAGTGCAGTTCCGATTTCTTTAAACATCCCTTGTACACTAGTTGGTTTTAAAGTAATACCAGCATTTTCTACTGCTTGATATGATTGAACAGCTTTTTCTTTAACTTGAGCAATTGTTTCTCTTGGACGATATTTATAATCAATACCTTTACCAGTTGTCGAAGCAGCTACTGTACCAGCAAGAATACCTGCAATAGTTGCTGCAGTATCACTACCTGTTATTTCTTTAACAACTTCAGCAGTTGGTTGTGCGACAAAACCAGCAACAGCAGAAGATGGGACTTGACGAACTAAGTCAGCAGCCAATGCAGGGACATTAGGAGCAACTTTAGCCATTCCAACAGTGCTTGCCATTGCTTGTGTACCAGACTGTACAGCTCTTTCTAAAGCGTTCTCTGGAACAGGAACTCCAGCTTGTGTAAGCATCTGACTTTGTGCTTGAGAAGGAGAAGCCATACGATAATCAGAACCAAGAGCTTCAGCACCTAAGTTCACACCGCCTCTAACAGCTTCTAAAACAGCAGTTGCTGGAGATGTAAAGGCTTCGTAACCAGCACGGGCAGTAAGACCAAGTTGACGCATGATGTCTTGACCAATAGTACGCTGCTGTGGTGTAGGTGTCGCTGGTGTCGGAGCTGCTTGAGTTGTTGTCGGTTGTTGAGACATCTGATACCTGTCAAGAATATCCTCTTGAGTAGTTCCATCAGGGACGTTACGAATAATTGTGCCATCAGGCATCTTGACATCAAAAGCCATTATTTATTTCCTTTTTGGAAGTGTGCTGAAGTCAACTGAGTTACTTGTTGCTGGAGCTGCGTCTGCGTTTACATCAGTAAAGTCATAAGCATCCACACCTTGTGACTTACGACGAGACTGAACAATACGTTGTGTCTTATTCTTCGCAGTTACAACAGCATTGTTGTAGTTCTTTAACGCTTCTAAAGTTGCTTCAGTGTCAAATTTACCATAAGCAGCTACTAACGCATTAGCAAAACGCAGCACGTCCCTGTCGGTTTGTACACCCTTCTCAGCACTAACTTGTAAGTTAACAGCAGTGTCAACTGCAGACTTCAATGCAGCATACTTCTTACTTTCTGGTGTTGAGTTACCAGCAGCGTTCTGAGCAAGGTAAATTGCAATCTTACCGGGACTTAACTCAAGTGAACGAACACCTTTTTCATTCTTAGTCAAGTTAGTAATAGATGGCAACAAAGCGTCTGACTGAGCTTGTAGATTATCAATTTTTAGTAAGTCAGCATCTTCTGATTTCTGTAATCCAGCAGATAGTGGCTTAGGTGGTTTTTCACCTTTAGCTGCCGCCATCTCAGCTCTACGAATTTTTCTGTCTTGTGACTGAGTTAAAATCTGTAGAATCTTATCAGGTGAACCATACTTAGTAACAACATTGACAATCTGCTCATCAGTTGCATTAGGAGGTAACGCAGCTAATTCAGCACGAAGTTTCTCTTCATTAGCAGCAGTCAACTCAGATTTACTAATCTCCGCTTGTGCTTTTTGACGAGTTAGTTGAGACTGTTCCATTGCGTCAGCTTTGGTAAACGCTTTCATCGACTCTACAGGAGCAAAAGCCTGTAATGCTTTACCAAACTCTCTCGCACCTTGAGGAGTAGACAAATCAAACTGTGACGATAGTTCTTGTATCTTAGATGCTTTCTGCATCTCAGCATCACCGCCAAGTAAACCACTAATGCCACGACCTAATCCAGCACTACCTTGATAGATAGACATTTTAGCCTGTTGCAGAGGGTCTAACTGTGCATAGCGAAAAGCATTAGTTGTGTCAGTGGCTTGACGCTGTTGCATCAACTGCTGTGGGTCAACCCCAAATAAATTTCCTACAATATTCTCTGCCATTTTGTATCCTATTAGTCGTAAGACATTGTATCAAACCAGCTATTGTCAAAGCTGCTATTAGTGCCGTAGCTTGGACCTTTATAGCTAGGTGTGCTACTGCCGCCACCCAATAAACTTGAGAAACCGCCACCACCCATTGCAGAACCAGCACCACTAAGTGCTGTACCCATTGGGCTATATCCTTGATATTGGCTGTATGCTTGTGCTGCAGCTTTTTGAGGGTCGAGATACAACTGACCTGCTCTTGCACCTGCTTGAGCGTATTGATTTGCTAAGTCTTGAGACAATAAGAAAGGTTGCTGTCCTAGTTTCTCTGTTGTACCTAAGAGACCTAACTGAGCTTCTAGAGGCTTGTAACCAGCAGTTGTTAATGTAGGTACTTGACCTAACAATTCACCGCCAGTACCGAATAAACCAGCACCGAACTTAGCACGAGCCATTCCAGCTTGGTCAGCTTGAGCAGCTAATTCTAAATCTTGTCTTGCTTGAGCATTATACAACGCTTGTGCAGCCGGATTTGAAGGAGCGCCACCAGTACCTGTGTTGACAGCAAGACCGCCTGTACCACGAGCGAAGTTAGTGGTTCCTAAACGAGATTGAGCAGCTTCACGTCCCGGAGCTAACAAAGCCTGCTGGCTTGTCATATAATCCTGAGCAGCTTGCTGTGGCGATGTTGCTAAATACTGCTGACCTAAATTGAACAGAGACTGTGCGCCACCATAAATAGGTTGAGCCGCTTGAGCCACTTGCGTAGGGTCATACTGTCCTGTCTGAGCAAACAATCTATTTTGAATAGCTTGTAATTCAGGAGACAAGGTATAACCACCTTGACCGTTGTTAAATGTAGATGTACCGAAGTTAGTTGTCATCCCATAAGGGTTGAACTGAGCCATTGCAGATGCTTTATCTGCAGCAGCTCTCAACGCTTCAGCTTGTCCCTTAGCTGCATCAGCGGCTTTAGAACCGGAAATTAATCCACCACCGATACTAAGTATTGGACCTGCAATTTGTGCTGCTTGACCCATTATAGACTCCTACTATATATGTGATACATTTGTTTATCCTGACCTATGAAATCTTCTTGAAATTCAAACCCGATTGATTTACCAAACTTAACTAACTTTGTATTGTCATCAGAGGCAAAAGCCAATAACGGAACAGAAACTAAGTGTTGTAATAAATTTAAATCTTCTAAATACTTTGTCTTTACTTCTGGTGTCCATTTACGGACATCTGTGTGAAACCAGATTAAGTTGTTATGTAACTCTAACAACATGGTATAGTCTTCACGAATGACGACTGGTACTTTAAAACTCAACGTAGTTCCCACCAGAGACGTAGAGGACCATTACCACAACGATATGTAGCACCTGCTGGAATAATAATCATTCCTGAGCTATAACCTACTTGACCTGCACCACCGTTAACGTCATACCAATGACGAATAACTAATGTATCGTTGATATAGACATAAATACCATTGGTCTGATTACCTACTTGCATAATCACAGCAATAGGTTTTCCATAAGTGTTTGTATAGTTAGTGTCAATAGAACGAGAACCTGTTACATCTTGCCATGTCTCACCATTAAGACCTAGACCAGCAACAGTTGTAGGTGCTGCTGAAGTCCACGCAGTACCATTAGACTTCAAGACATTGCCTGATGTACCCGGAGCTACTGCAGTCATTGCAGAAGTACCGTTACCAATAACAACACCAATCAGTGTAGAAGCACCAGTACCGCCATCAGCGACAGCTAAGTCAGTGATACCTGTAATTGTTCCGCCAGTAATAGCTACAGCACTTGCAGCCTGTGTAGACATGGTGTCTAAATCTAAATCAGCGATAGCACCTTGTACAAACGCAGTTGAAGCTGCTTGTGTTGTATTAGTGACAATACTTGCGGTAGGAACTGAAGGAGTGCCTGTAAATGTAGGACTATTGATGTCTGCTTTAGAAGCTACTGCAGAAGCAATAGCAGTTAACTCAGTATCAATTTCAGTGCCTTTAACAATCTTACCTGAGTTACCTGTCGGTAAAGTATCTTTAGCGGTGAAGTTCGTTGCTTTTGTGTAGTCGCTGATGTTATTCTCCTTGGTTCAAATAGTTCACTAGAAGTGTCAATTCTTCTAATGAAGCGTTTCTTTTAATACTATTAGCTTTCCAAGAGATAATTTGAATATTATCTAATGTGTAGCCCTTTAAAGAGTCAATCCTATCTATGCTTGGGCTGTTATCTCTAAACCCTGTAGAATTAAACTGCAAATCAATTCCAAAAACAGGACATTTACCGTCTACAGGGTATTTAGTTTTTATGTCGTCTAATGTTATCGTGTGTTCACGATTGTATTTACTAGCTCGTTGTTTAGACGCATTTAATAACATTTGTAACCGATAGTTAAAATCTTTTCTTTTATTTGCTGTATAGTTTCTTCCATACTCTAATAAAGATTT